TTCAATTTTGTTGGAAATATCAACCTAACCGGAGCACTGACCTACTCAGGTCCAATTGTCAATACTTACAGGCAGACCCAAAATGGAGGAGCTTACCTTGCTGGGTGGGCGGGTGATAACGGATGCCCGGCTGGTCCGTACAACGTCATGGGTCTGGAGTTCGGAGTTCCTCCGACATTCGCCACTGTGGGTAAGGATAAGTGCGGTGCGCTCAACATTGTGAATGGCGAGGCTCCTACTGAGTTCCGAATGGGCGACGAGTACGGTTATGGTGCTGGTGTAATGGGGCACGTAAGTTTCAACTCTTCAGACCACGGGCCAAACTATTTTTCTAGCTGGCTGCAATCATGGATTTCCAGCGGGTCTTACGGGACTGATTACAGTCCCAACACGGTTCCTTATCAGTTTTTCCAGCAAGCAGTAGGCACGAGCACTCCGGTCAGCTATGCATGGGCGGATGAGTGGCACGTCTTCAACACACTCAAAGGATTCAAGACCCAACAGGTACAGCCTTTGCAGGCTATTCCAGTAGCGACAGGTAGCACAACAGGTGGAACTCTTGCGGCTAACCAGTACTCCTTCGTCATAACTGGCACGACCACAACAGGAGAAACTACAGCCAGCCAGACTGCCAACTGCGTAACCACAACTGGCAGCACGAGCAGCATCAGCCTGACGTGGACAGCGATGACTGGGGCGACAGGATACAAGGTCTACCCTGCCGTTGGAAACTGTGCTGGAGGGCAGGCTGGTACCGCTAATGCTGCTTTCACCGTCTCCGGCACGAGCTACACATTCACAGCCTTCACCTCTGGCTCAGTCGTCCCGCCGACTGAGAATACGACGGGGTATGGGATCGATGCCAGTGGCAACGCAACGGTGGCGAGTCTATCTGCTACCAGCAATATCACAGACTCCGCCCTTACCCCCGGCAACTGTGTGCAGGCGGGTACGGGTGGGCTGCTGATTGATACTGGGGGTCCTTGCTATCCATCTACGTATAAAGTAGCTAGGTACTGGAGTATCCCCAGTGCAACATTCTCGACTGGAACATTCCTTGGACCAATCTATTTCTACGAATTTCCGATTGGTTCAAATACACCTGTGACAACTCCTCTAATGGCGTCACTAACAGGCACAATTAGCTGCTCAGTGGCTCCTACTATTGGGTTATACGACCTAGGAACCTCCGCAACCACAGCATTGGGTTCTTCCGCGCTAGTCACCACTTTAGCAACTGGAACAAGTGATGGAGCATACACGGCTAGTGCGAGTTTTCTAGGGTTCCACGGTCAGCACTACTATCGCGTGGCATTCACGGCTGGCTCCTGTACGACTGCCCCGCAGATTGATTTTACCGTAGACTGGTAGGAGTTTTATAGGGGATAAATTCCACTAAATGTGGGGTATTATAACTAGGTGACTCCTTCCCTGAACATTGAAGTCGAAGCCCTAGACACGCCTCTGCGAGACTTCGCGGAGTTGCGTCGTGAGTTGATTGAACAGGGACTGACCTTTGATGAGATTAGTATCCGGGCTATCCCCTACTCTCAACTCCATCTGTGTTGCATCGGCAATGCGGGAGCCGCCGCGTGTACTCCTGAGTTAGTTCAAAGCGAGAAGGCTACACGTCGCGAGAGATTTCTGAACATGGAGACCGACGACTTCAAGGAAGCGGAGACTTTCTTGAAGATAGAGCAGATGTATGATGATGTGTTGTTTGCAATTTCGAACCGCATGACCCTTCCCTACTCGACCCTCACCGACTGTCAGAAGCTGTGGGTTCGGCTAACCTGCCTATATAATCACGTTGACAATCCCATCCAACGGATGCAGGATGTTATAGCCCTGTTTCAGCAGTGTGCGGCGAACCCCCATGGCAAGCTCCCCACGGACGTATGCTCGGTCTACGCCGGTAAGTTCAAAGGGCTTGCCACCGTTTACCCCGGACGCATATCGGACAAGATATTCCGGGAGAAGGTTGGGGAGATGGCTGAAACCGTGCTTCAGTTCATGTCGGACGGCGAACGCCAATTCGTTGAAAAAGAGCAGCTTCAGGACTTCTCCTGCACGTCCGATTGTTTTCGAATACTTATTTGATCCGGCTCACTAGCTTGAAAATGCAACAGGCTGGAAATTAAGTTTCAAAATACCTGTGCGAAACCCCGGTTTCTTCGGTATACTGTTTGTGGAGAGAAGAAATGACTGAGCTTCTACAGATTGCGACCCCGACCACCAAGAGCTTGAACGACAACTGGTCGCAGAACATCCGAGACCACTTCCCCTTTGACCTGATGCGTGATGCTCAGGATAAGGGTGCGGAAGCCATCCTCCGCGCCTACCGCGAGAACAAAAAGTTCATCATCATCGAAGGCCCTCCGGGAGCCGGTAAGTCTGGTATCGGCGTCATGGCTGCTTCGTATGCCAAAACCCAGCCCTCCCCCTCCGGCAAGGAAGCGGGAGCCTACATCCTGTCCCCTCAGAAGAGCCTCACCGCCCAGTACATGAACGACTTCGGTAAGATGGGTCTGGTCGAACTCAAGGGTCGCTCGAACTACGAATGCACCGAGTTTGTGGACGAAGACAACAAGCCTGTTGATTGCGAAATCGGCGGGATGCTCTGCAAGGAAAAGGGGGAGGATGGCGAGGGCGGCGGTTGCTCCTTCTGCCCCTACAAGGAAGCCAAGCTGGCTTTCACCCGCTCTGCCGCCAGCGTCACCAACTTCGCCTACTACCTCAACGAGACCTACCACGCTGGTCAGCTTCTCCCCCGCCGTATGCTCGTCCTTGACGAGGGTCACAACCTAGAACAGCAGATTCTGTCGCTGGCCGACATCGTTGTTACTCGCTTCCGCTGCGACGAAGTGGGCGTCAACTTCTTCACCATGGCCGAACTGAAGGTCAAGCCCGGTCAGACCGAAAAGGGTGCGACGTGGGTACGTGATACGTACAAGGCCGCTGCCTCCGCTCTCATCATGAAGTGGGAAGCCGACCTCCGCGAGTTCAAGGAAGACCATGACACCGCCTCCGCTGCCAAGCTGGGCAAGAAGCTGAACGGCATCAAGCGGTTCGTCGGGATGATTGACCTGTTCCTCAACTCGGTCGTCAACAACCCGAAAGACTGGATTGTCTACACCGACGACACCAAGGGCTCTGACACCTACGGGTGCCTCATCATCAAGCCGCTGACGGCCACTCTGTTCGCCAACGACATCCTCTTCTCGAAGGCCGACAAGATTGTCATCATGTCCGCTACCATCGGTGGCACCGACGACCGTGGCAACGACTTCACCTTCTTCATGCGTAACCTTGGCATCGACCCCAAGGATGCGGTCACCCTCCGCCTCCCCTGCGACTTCCCGGTTGAGAATCGCCCGGTGTTCATCAAGCCGATTGCCAACATGTCTTCCTCTAAGGTTGGTTGCCCCAACTGCTCGACGGAAGAGAACAAGGGTGCATCTAACCGCAAGGGCTCCGGCTGCGACCGTTGCTACGGCACGGGTCAGGTTCCTTCGATTGATTACGCGATGCCTCTGGTCGCCGCCTTCCTCAGCAAGATTATGGAGCACAAGAACTACGCTGGCAAGAAAGGACTCGTCCACACCCACAGCTACAAGGTCAACAAGTACATGTCGGAGAATCTCTCTCCTGAAAACATCGCCCGTGTGGTCACCCACACGAACGCGAAGGGAAGCCGTGACAGTGCCATCGTCAATCACTGCGAGGCCACCAACCCTACCGTCCTCTTCTCTCCAAGTATGACGGAAGGGCTCGACCTCAAGGACGACCTGTCACGCTTCTCTGTTATCGTCAAAGTACCCTTCCCCTTCCTCGACCCGTACGTCAAGGCTCGTATGGAACGTGACTCCGAGTGGTATGCATGGCTCGTAGCTCTCGCTATCATTCAGGGTCTCGGTCGCTCCAACCGCCACAAGGAAGACAAGGCGCACCACTACATCCTTGACTCCGCCATCCTCGCATTCCTCGCCCGTTACGAGCACTTGTTCCCCAAGTGGTTCATGGACGCGGTAGTGCGGCCTCGCTAGGAGAATCACCATGGGTTGTCTGAATTCTGATGAGAGCTTCGAACACTGGTTTGGCAACATCCACCTGAGCGGTCTGTGCAATCGCTCGTGCTACTTCTGCATCGGCCAGCACATGATGGACTTGGACAGCTACGACGTGCTGAAGACGTGGCCGCTGCCCAACCTCGATGAGTTCTCCACCCAGTTGGCGAAGAGACCGGTGAAGGAAATCTGCCTGACCGGCACCAACACCGACCCGCTGCTCTATGCTCACCACCCGGAGTTGACGACCTACCTGCGTGCGAAGTTCCCCGGTGTGCCTCTGGCTATCCGCACGAACGCAGCGGCCTACACGCCTGAGCTACTGTCGCTCTACGACCGTGCCAGCTTTTCTATCAGCAGCTTCAACCCGGACATCTATGTGAAGATGATGGGACAGGGCAAGCCGCCCAACATCGAACGCATCATGGCGAACCACCCGGACATGAGCCTAAAGGTCAACGTCGTGTTGGGGCCGGAGAACCTTGGCGACGACCTTACGAAGACGCTGAACTATCTCTCTTCACTCGGCATGAAGCGTGTGAACCTGCGTGAGCCCTACGGCCAGCCTCACATCGGCGACCCGCTGGTACACTCGCCGCTGCACAAGGTAGTCTTTGGTATGCCCTGCCACCTTGTTGGCGACATGGAAGTTACATACTGGGACGTACACTACGTTGAAGTAGAGAGCGTCAACCTCTATGCCAGCGGACGTGTCAGCGAGACCTACCCAGTGACACTGGGTCACTCTCCCAAGGGTGAAGTACATGACCAAGGCTTCTACCCGACCTCCGGGCGTATACGTGAACAATGGGTGATTCTTAAGTAATGCGTAAGACTTCCACGCCTCGATACCCTCAACCCCGCGACGTTGCCCCGGTGAAGAGGGCTCTTGAACAGTACATCCCCATGGAGGCACCGCTGCAATACTGTATGCGGTTCTCCATCAAGAACACGCCCAACTTTCGGCTGCAATCACAGACGAATGAAATTGTGTGGTACGTAGATGTGTATAAGGGTCACTACTACCATGTAACCATAAACAGTTCGACGGAAGTATGCCGGACTATCCCCGCGTTGGTGACCTATATGTGGCGACGGCTAGGGGTTACACCTAAACGATGAAAGCGTCGTATTACACATCATGGAGCCAATAGTACAACTGAAGACCCTCGATGACTTGAAGAAGGTGCTCTACCTTCAAAAGACCATCACCGCACAAGCCAAGAATGAACTACTTTCCGTTGTTAACGAGAAGGTCCTCGACCCGGAGGCCATCGGCGACGATGCTGTCAAACAGATACGTGAGTTCATGGAGGAAGAGAGAAAGGTACTCACGAAGTATGCCAAGTATCCTACCCTTACCGAGTATCAGTTGATGCCCAGTTCCTATGACGGCTACAAGTGGGGAGCCACCTTTGGCGTAACCCTGCTCATCGGAGAACTCATTTTCGAACAGTTGAATAAAGCATATCCTCACTTCACTCACGTCTCTCGTCACCTCTTCCTCATCCTTCTCAGTGAACTCGACAGTCCTCAGCATGAGTACCTCATTGAACCTTTGGAAAAGGCTCTGCGTATTAAGGTCACCAGCGAGGGACAGGAAATCACCCCGGAGCAACGCAAGGAGTACATCCGAGGCATGGTCAATCAGTTCGTGGAGACCACGGTCGCCCTGTGCGAAGGCTATGGTTTGATGAAGGTGAAGAAGGGCGGAGTGGTTATCACCCCGGTAGGCAAGAGGGTTCTGCTGCATCTAGCAGACGCGGCTAGGTTTGTGGAGGATATGACTAAGGCCCACAACAAGTTCCAGATTTCAAAGCCTAAACTATCCATGGGATGAGCGGGAGTACCTTTGCCAGACATCAAGAAAAAGAAGGACAACAAATTCAGACCGGGCCGACTGGTGTCAGAATTTAACCCTGTCCCGGTTCTGTTGTCTCAAAAGACTTACAATCGTTACAATATTCTTGTAGGCGAAGACAGACCACAGGAGCGTCTTGCTGAGCAGGTACTCGGAGTCTACTGTCAACAGGCTGATACCCTCAGCGATTCCGACATGCTGGTGGATGACCAGCCCAAGTTGTTCCGGGTGTTTTCCGCCAAACACGTCACTCTCTCGCCTCAGGTTAAGGATATGACATCGTTCTGGTCACTCGACCCTATCGAGAAGGGCTCAGCCGGGGCGAACGCTATTGTACGGTACGCCGCTACTCTCCTCGACGTGGACAAGCCGTCCAAGGACGTTGTAGAGAGGCTGGCAGACCACTTGGCTACGTCAGGTACCATCGAGGACATCCGCGTAGCTCTGTGGACGGCTGTGTGGCATCTAACCGGACCTCCAATACCTGAAGGTAAGCGGTGGCCGCAGCCATGGGAAGACCGAGTACTGTGGTTCCAGATTCCCGGAGTACAGCCGGAGTATCGTCTGAACAGCCTGTACCTAGACCTTACAGCGTACACCCTGTCAATTGCTGATGAAGAATCTACCCTCAAGAAGGCTGGGTTGCGTATTTCCCCATCTAAGCTCAAGTTCTTCAAAAAACTGAAGTTAGACTACACTAAAGTGCATGACACCATCGAGCTACTTGACCTCTGGCGCACAAAGCGGACTGACCCTTTTATTTGTGCTTTTCGTATCTCTAACCTATGGAAACCGTAGTATTATAGAGGATGGGTCAACTGACCTTTGGAGATGTTATGAAGCGTATCGCTTTGATGTTTGCAGCAGTTCTTACCCTTGCAGCAATGACCGTAGGCTCCGCCTCAGCACAGAATGGTGTGTTCGCACCGTATGCAACCGCTGGCGTTAGTGTTCAGAGTGGTGCTGTCGTAAACAAGACCAACCCGAACTTCGCAGTAGGTGGTGGTATCGAGTCCAGCAGCAAGTATCTCTTGCTCGACGCCAATACGACCTACAATACCGCCAACAACGTCGTGACCAGCAACGGCTATACTGTCAACACTCAGGCAAGCGCATACCTCAAGTTGACCAAGGTTCTGGTCGGTGTCGGAGTGGACTCATCCATCACCAACCTTACCCCCACCACGGCAGAGAAGGCGTTAAAGTCAGTATCCACTCAGAGCTTCCACCCGTTCATCGGCGTCGGCTACCAAACCTCGAAGCTGCGTGTTGAGGGAGCCTACCTGCTCCCGGCGAAGGATGCGGTCAACAACGAGCGTATCGCAAACGGCATCGCAGAGGTCTTCCTCGCCAAGCATGTTCGGGCGACTGGATCATTGGTTCTCGACAGCGCGGTATCTACCGGTAACCCCCGTCAGTTGTCGGTCGGTGCCGGTGTTGGGCTGAAGTTTGTTCTGTAACTAGAAGACCAGAAATACATATCGTGGTTGAAACGCTCACCCTTCGGGGTGAGCGTTTTGTTTTGCCATAAATACTGATGAAATCTCACTATCAAACTAATGGTATAAGCAGTCTTTTTGAGGGATTAGAATGGCAAATTCGCGTGTAGGTCGGGAACTATTGGTAGCTCGGGTGCAAAAGACCCTTAACTTATCAACCAAGAAAGAAGCGGAGGAGTTACTTAAGAAGATCATCGTCTGCATTGAAGAGACCTTGATTGACAACCTCGACAACGATAAGTTCTCCATGAAACTAAATAGCTTCGGCAAGTTTAGCATTCATCATAAACCCGGCATTCTGAGAAATATCCCCTTTACGGGGGAGACAAAGATGACCGAGGACAAACGTAAGGTACGATTTGTGGCACTGGGGAACCTTCGTAGATTAGAGAGGAAAGAGGGTGCCCGGAGTACCTCAGCATAGGTTGGGCTATACAAAGAAATGTTTTAAGTATGCGGTTCAAACTGTGCTTTACGACAGTATTAAAACCGTAGAGCAGTAAAGACACTCGCAAATAATAAACTAATCCACTCGAAACGAAAGGTATCACAGTCATATGGCAAAGTTTGATGATGAACTGGATGTACTTCCTACGTCGAAGCCCACTTCGACCGCCTCCACCGCAGCAGCAACCACCGCCGTCGAAGTTGAAGACGATGGTGAGATTGCAACTCCTACACCGGCAGCAAAGGCTCAGCACGTTGTGACTGAAACCGATGATGTCGTACAGAGCGTCAAGTTCGGCGACTCGAAGATTATGGCGAAGGGCGACGGGCTCAATCGCATTCGTGCAGAGAAGGGCAAGGTTGTTCGCTTCGCTCTCCTCAACTTCATCGACCCGTATTCGGCGAAGTCTCACTTCGTTGACACCAAGGATAAGAAGGGTACGTTCCTCTGCCTCCCGGCGAAGAAGGATGAGATTCCCTACTGCTGCACCAAGATGGAAGAAGAGGGTATGCTCCACGTTGTCGCCCTCGCTGTCTTGTACACCAACGCAGACCAGAAGACTGGCAAGTACACCATCGCCGGTCAGCCGATTGAATGGGAAGTCGGTTACGTTGACCTCTCCCGTTCGAACTACCGCTCCGTGTCCAATCTCGCACCCGAGGATTCTTCGGTGTTCGACATTGACCTTGTGATGAGCAAGAAGGACAACGGCATCGGCTACGAGTTCGTGCTCTGCGCGACCAAGGCGAAGTGGAAGCTGAACCCCGCTCTCGCTGAGGAAGTGGAAGAAGCGGCCAAGAAGTACGTCAATGACGGCGGCAAGAAGCTGAAGAACAAGCTCGGTCGTAGCATCACTCTGAACGAGTGGAAGCTGATGCTTGCTGGTCAGGCCAAGTCCGGCGCGGAAGCCTCTTTGGATGACATCGAGGACCTGTAGTCCCTAAACCTTTTCAACTAACACAGAGGGGGAGCCGTTTGGCTCCCCTTTTGCTATACTCTGTAACTGGAGGCTTCAAATGGAATGGCCTAAGAATCTACCAGAGTGGGACAAGGCGAACCCCGAGTACGCTCCCAAGCAATACTCCCCATCATCCCGGCCTATGGCGTACCCCGGTGTAGCCATCGGGGTTATCGTACTCAGTGAAGAGGGATTGGTGCTGCTCGGCAAGCGTAAGGGTGAGCTTGGAACAGGCATGTACTCTCTACCCGGTGGCAAGGTAGACTACGGCGAGACGCCCATTGCAGCCGCCCTTCGTGAAGTCAGGGAAGAGACCCATCTTGAATTGAAGGACGTACGCTTCACGGGCTTTGTCACCAATGACTACTTCCCGGAGCAGGGTAAACAATACCTCTGCATGTACTACATGGCGACCGTTGTTGATGAGGGCGACTTGGAGGTTCTGGAGCCCACCAAGGTTGAGTCGTGGGACTGGTACTACCCTGATGGACTGCCCCGTCCGATGTGGGCAAACACGGGCAACTTGATTGCGACACTGTGTCGCGGGGACAGGTTTGAAAACCCCGATATTGGTGAAACTATTTAGTAGAGTAGAACGACAACCGACATTGAATAACTATGAGCCCCCTATGTAATAGGGGGTTTAAAGGAGGACGACCTTGATAATTTGTGGGCTGGATTTTGAGACTACTGGGATTCAACCCACTGCCTCCGTTACAGAGGTGGGGCTCGTACTATGGGATACTTCAATATTGGCCCCTGTGAGGATGGCAGGGTACCTTGTTGACCCCGGTGAAGGGGCTGTATGGGAGCCAGAAACTCAAGAAATTAACAAAATCAACCCCAGCCTTTGTGCGGAGTATGGGACTGAAAGTCTACGTGCGCTTAAACAGACACTCCTTTGGATTCAACAGGCTGATGTAGTTTGTGCTCACAATGGACGCAACTTTGACAGACTGGTGCTTAAACGGTGGGCGGAGAAGTATGGACTTGATTGGTTTCCAGACAAGCTGTGGATAGATACCACACAGGATTTGGAAGTCACAGCCCATAGCAGTAAGCGGCTCAACTACATGGCAGCGGATAATGGACTTTTGAACCCATTTCCTCACCGCGCCTTATTCGACGTGATGACCATGCTCAAAATTCTTGGGTTCTATCCTCTGGATAAAGTTATCGAGGCCGCGAGGACTCCCAACATCGCGGTGAAGATTGTCCACGTCCCCTTTGAGAAGAAGGACTGGCCTAAGGCCCACGGGTTTCATGCTTACTACGACAAGAAGAAGGACAAGTTCCAGTTTTGGGTGAAGGTGTTCAAGGAGAATAAGTTCGAGGAAGAGTTTGAAGAGGTAAAGGAAGCAGGTTTCGTGCTGGAGAAGCTACCGGCGATACCTGAAGGCGTCTACTAGATGACCCTCTTGTTCTTACTCTACTTTGCCCTCTCCTACCCTAACTCCCCACCTACAATTGCGGTGGACTCCATCGGCATTGATGGCATGACTGCCAAGGTTTCAATTCTAGGTGGTTGCTACGACATGCCCGAAGACCGCAAGGTGTTTATGGGGGATAACGGACTGGCCGCTGTGGGAAGTGACTGCTCCGAGGCTTTCACTCTATGGGAGAGTTTACCTGTTCCCAAGCTGTCTCCAATGTACAAAATCTGAGTATTACACTGTAGATGGCAAAGAACAAAAAAGCAGTAGTTCTCAAAGTACCCGCCCCACTTCCAGAAGTGAAGCAGTGGCTTATCCTTGGCCTCGACCCTTCTATGAGTCGAACCGGATACGCTCTCATGCGGGTTCGCCGCAAGTTAGAAGATGACGACCCCGGCACCCGAGCTACTTGGCTGTCAGCCGGTTCTGTGAAGCCTGAAGTAGCCTCCGAGCCCATCTGGCTCCGGGGTAAGATGATGGCCCTCCACCTACGCAACATAGTGGAAGATGCCTCCGCTCAAATCCTGAGCACCGACCCCACAGCTTGGAACCTGACCCTACGCCCGGAGGCGTTCTGGACAGATGAGAAGAAGGAACCGTCCTTGGGCCTCATCATCAGCATGGAATACCCGACGCCGATGAACGACTTCCTCGTGGCGTTGAACCGGATTATCCATCTAGTTTTCTTCGAAACCGATTTGTGGCAGAGGTTTGCCACAGTTCGGGTACTAACTACCAATGCGGCTACGCTCAGGTCGTTGATGGGTCTTACTAAAACAGGAGCGAAAAACAAGGGCGAGAACATTGCACGCGCCTACGATTTCATTGACAAAACTGCATACCCCAAACTAGATACCGATGCTTGCGATGCTGTGTTGTTAGGTATGATGGCTCGGCACACGGCTTCTATCTTAATGGGGCACGTTGATGAAGTCCCAGATAAGCATCTTTTGTCCTTATGCAACGCTGCTCAGGAAGTGAAGGGTAAAGGAACCCGTTCCAGAATCATCACTAAGGGGTTACTACATCGTAAGGAGTATTTTTACGATTATGTAAAAAACAACTACGTACTCTTAGTTAGAGACGCCAGTAAGGCGTCACAAAGGTGTACGAAGCATGAGTATCAGTTGTAACCCGCGTTCGGATTTAGTGTCCCTTGTTGGTAAACGTTATGGGTATCTGGTAGTTGAATCCTATGCTGGAAGTAAGCGGTGGTATTGTGTCTGCGATTGCGGCAATAAGAAAACGGTAAGCTCCGGGAACCTTAGACTCAGTGAACGGTTGAATCGAAAATCGTCCTGCGGATGTTTGTGGGGGTATAAGAACCCAGCTAATCGAAACCGTAGAGTCGTATCTAATGACGAAGCTGCTATTCATTCTATTTGGCTAGAACATCGTCGTAGAGCCCATAAGATAAATGAGGCGTCGGCTCCTTGGAATATACCTGAACCTCTATTTACCTCACTTATCACATCCCCTTGTAGGTACTGTGGCGAGATAGGCAGTAACACGCACATTCACACATATAGAAAGGTTGGAGACACAGGGGAGTTTAGGTATAACGGCCTAGATCGCAGTAACCCCCAAAAAGGGTACACATTGGATAATGTCATCCCGTGTTGTTGGCAGTGCAATAAGACTAAAGGCAAGTTGTCTCATGATGATTTCATCAGATACATATGTCGAGTAACTCAACATCTTGGTATTTAGTGTGTAGTACCCCTACACTCCATGACAATAGGTCGAAGAGAGTGAAACAGGGTTGGAGGAAAACGCTATGGCTCCCAAGAAGACGGCCACCAAGGCCGCTGCTTCATCCGTACCGTCAGGTCACCCACGCAACTGGACACCTGAACAACGCCGGAATGCTTTCAATGCTTCGCGCAAAGAACAGACCGCCAACTACCAAATCCTTGAGTCGGATTTCAAAGAGACTCTCATCCCCTACAACCACATCGTCCTTGACCATGTTCTCGGTCTCAAGGGTATCGCTCGTCACGGTTCCGTTACTCAGTTCCACGGTGATGAAGGTGCGGGTAAGACCTCAACCGCTCTGTGCTCTGCTGGTGCCTATCAGAAGAACACAGGTGAGCCGGTAGCCGTGTTCGATTACGAAGGTTCCTCAAGCCCCGCGTTCTGCGAGTCTTGCGGCATCGACCCCAAGCTCCTCTTCTTCATGCAGCCAGCGTCCATTCAGGATGCCATCATTGAGCACGTTCGCTTGATGGATGAAGTCGGCGTGCGTCTCTTCGTCAACGACTCGATTCCGTTCATGGACTCGAAGATTGAAAAGAAGCTCATCTACAACAAGAAGGCGTTCAAGGGCAACTACGGCTCCCATGCCAAGACCATCAGCACCTTCTACAAGATGCTCCGCCCCTACACGCAGGAATTCGATGCATCTCTCATCATGATTAACCAGACCCGCGACCGTATTGACGACAGCACGGAAGCAAGCTGGGCTAACAAGTACAGCTACACCAACCGCATCTACACGCTGCCGGGTGGACGTATGGCACGCTTCGCTCCGTCCGTCATGGTGGAGTTGACGCTGGAGAAGGCTCTCGCTCCCAAGGCCATCGCTGACATGGAGACGGATGAAATCTTCATCCTCGACGTGTGTGAACCGGGACAGAAGCTCGACCCGACGATGAACCTTGTGCGTGCTCGTACGCTCAAGAACAAGCCCACGGGTGCTGGCTTCCGCAAGGCAGACATCTACATCCGTCCGGGACATGGCTGGGATGACACGGTTAGCGTGCTGGCTCTTGCTCGTACGTTGAAGTTCATCACCAACTCTGGTGCCAAGTGGTCTATTGGTGCTCCGGGTGAGGCATTCGCTACCTACGCCAACAAGGCGGAGGCCATCGAGAACCTCGTCATCAAGCGTGATATGGAAGTTATCGATAAGCTCCGCTCTCTGGTCGTCTCTTCTCTGGCCGGTAACGAGTCGCTGTTCGCCGCTGAGGTCAGCAAGGAAGAAGTTGATTTCCTTGACGAGTCCAAGGCAGCAACCACCAGCGTTGACTTCGAAGACGAGGACTAACTGAGCTAAAAACATCCAAGGGGTTGTATGCGTCTTAGTTGTAAAAACTTTCAATGTTGGTCAGATGTTTCCTTAGACATTGAGGGGTTGGCCGTACTGGTCGGCCCCTCAAACCATGGCAAGTCCTCACTGTTCCGTTCTCTCAAGGGGGTGTTGCGAAATGACATCCCTGATGAGTATGTGCGTAATGGACAGGAGGAGCCGCTCAAGGTCGAACTGGAACTCGATGGTCTCAACATCAAGGCCACTCGCAAACGCAAGGGCTCGACCAAATATGTTCTAACTCCCCTCCCACACAAGTTCCACATTGGAGACGACACTAAGGTTCTCTACGACAGCGAAGCTGAAGCCACCGCTGCGGCTGAACTGCTCACACCCAAAGGGAAGGTCAACCTATACCAGAATAAGTACAGTAGTCTCGGAGGTAAAGTCCCTGACGAGGTAGCCAAGCTGGGCTTTGGCGAAGTGAAGATTGGAGAGTACCTTATTGACCCTATCTTCTCCGGCCAGAACAAAGCACAGTTCCTCATCGACCCCGACCGGTGGAAGCCTAGCGAGATAAATGCGGTTCTTGGGGCCTTCAGTAGCACTGAGAAGTTGGACACCGGAAAGAAGGAAGCCAACCTCCGCATCACTCAGAGGAAGAGTGAGGCAAGTACACTCGCAACTGAGATTCGTTCCGCAGAGGAACGCAGCGCGAAGCTGTTGGGGATTACCGGTGAGGTTACGCTCATTGCAGAGGTCGTGAACCAGCTAGAGATGGCTATACGTCGGGACGAGGGGTTGGTAGGTCAGTTAGGTGCCACTCTCAGGCATCAAGCCCGTCTGGAGCCCCTACAGGGCTTCCTAGATGCCTTGTCGTTACCAAACCTAACCGAGATTGAGGCTATGACTCAGTTGGTGGTTAATCTGGGGAACGCCGGGGACGCCTTGTCTACCTCCCGGTTCATCACTCGACTGGTAAATAGTTTGGATAGCATCTCCGACATATGGGCAGAGATTGGACTAAATCTCAAGCAGAGCAACGGGCTGGCTGAGATTACTGTGGAGAAGAAGTACAGTCCTGAAGCCCTCGACGTGGCGGTGCTGGGAGTTCTCAACAAAGTTGAGGAACAATTCAATGAAGTGAAATCCCTCGCCAGCAGTATTCAATACATGAAGGTCGCTATAGTTGCAGCCAAATCCTACGAGAACCTTACTGTGGGGTTACCTGAGTATGAAGCGCACATAGGGATAGCCGATAGCGAGGTTGAAACCATCCGACAGGAACTCGCTGAAGAAGCAGCAGCCGAAGCAGCCAAAGGCTTGTGCCCAAAGTGTGGGCACGGATTGGAACACGTATGTCAGTAGAACTTTTCGTTCAAACTCGTGATGGGGACTATAACTTCCACCTTGAGTTGGAAGACAAGATGGCTGCGTACAAGGTCATCGAGTTGATTAGGGAAACTCAAGGCTATTGGTACGGTGGAATGGTGGAATTCAAGGCCAGCCCCTCAACTTATCGTGCCCGGTGGAAGTCCACACCCGAATGTGTAATTTTTATTCCCTATCACAGAATTAACCGCATGGAGATTCGGTAATGGCAGAACTAACCACACAGGAACGGCTCAAGCAAGCACAGGCAAAGGTGCGGTCACTAACCTCAGCCCGAGAGAAGATTATCGGGGACGCTCGTGTTGAAGAGCAGAAGTTGAAGCAAGCCTACGCCGCCCTCAAGGAACTCGGCATCGATAATCCTGAGGATATGAGTATCAAAGAGCTAAGAGCCTTAGAGGAAGCATCAAGGGCAAAGCTTGAAGAGTTGCTCGTTGCCATCGAAGAACAGTTGGTAGCGGGTGAAGATTTGATGAAGAAATACAACGCCGTACAGGAGAACTAACCCTATGGAATTCGCGCAGATTACTTACACCAAGACTGTCGAAGGTAACTTCGAAGTCTCGCTCATCAACAAGAACACCGTCATCGCCAAAATCCCATTCCCGACCGAGACCCTCGCCAAGGAATACGTTGACTTGAAGACCAAGCTCAAGGCCAGCACGGACGCCCTCATCGCTGAAGTCACTGCCAACCTCAAGAAGGCTGAAGCAGCCAAGGTTGAAGCAGCCAAGGTTGAAGCAGCCAAGGTTGACCCGGCTGTGGAAGAGGCTGCTTTTAAGGCTAAGGCCGACGTTGCCGCCGCTAGGGCCAAGGCTGAAGCTGTCGCCAAGGTTGAAGCAGAGGCCAAGAAGGTCGCAACCGCTGTTGAGGACGAAGCCAAGGTAATCGGCGGCGATGTCAAGGCCGACTTCAAGGCAGAGGAAGACAAGGTTGAGTCCTTCGTCGCCAACATCAAGGCCAAGGTTGAGAAGCAGCCGACCATCGACACGTCCGCCAAGGTGGCTAAGGAAGGCACCCCGTGGCAGGAGACTGCCAAGGCTCAGGTTGGTAAGGATACCAACATCGACACGTCCGCCAAGGTTGTGGTCGAGTAAGCATGGACGACCAACTCTATCAACACTACAAGGGGGGAAAGTACCGTCTCATCGGTGTGGCGACACATACTGAGAACGGTGAGCCCCTTGTAGTGTATGAGTCAATTGAGCACAAATCACTATGGGCTCGACCCGCTGCCATCTTCGAAGAATCTGTTGAAGTCGATGGTGTCAGAGTTCCAAGGTTCAGACGCATATGACAATCAAGCTGAGAAAGAAGCCGGGGACGGAGCTGGGGAAGTTCTGGGCCTCGCTCGAACGTGCCTCTCGTGATGTTCGCAAATGGCCCGTCCGCACTTGTGAAGAGTGTGGTGGTCGTAAGGTGCAGACCTACGAAGTGGACAACGGCGGAGGCTGGGACAGGATGTATGAAGAGCAGACCTGTCGCTCGTGCAGCGGTAAGGGCACGTACGGCGGAGGCCAGCCCGGTCTCAGCCTATGGTTCCAGTCTGAAGAAGCTTGCGAAGAATTCAAAGCCAAGGTTTCCCGGATGAAGGGTATTACTTGGATAGCGGACAGCGAGAATAGCCGTACTCTCGAACAAGAGTCCGACAAGGTGTGGAAGGATGCGTAGATGAAATGTCCCGCATGTGTTGAAGAAGGAAAGACCAGTAAGCTCCCGTCGCCCAGCTATTTCAGCAGCACCAGCATGGGCTTCGATGACTACTGGGATGAGGAGGGTAAGCGGCATCACCATGACCCTAACTCCTCATGGACGAACATGACCTGCACTCAGGGTCACACCCTCTTCTATCACTTGGAGAGCCACTGCCCCAACTGCGATTTCAACAGCCACAACAAGACACGACTCAGCCTGTACACACCAGACAAGAAGACCCTCATCGCCACTTACAATGAGTAAGGCGATGAATGGGTGAGGGTAGCAAATGCAGAGAGGTAGGCTCGTTTACGTCGCCAGTCCTTACTCCCATCCCGATAAGATGGTGGAGGAAATGCGTAACATCGGTGTCGCTGTTGCCACCGGTTATTTGATGAACAAGTATTTGGACAAGTCCTTCTACTCCCCCATCTGCCACACCCACCCGATTGCAACCGTCTGCAAGCTCCCCGGTCACTGGGAGTTCTGGAAGCAGTTCGATGAGACGATGCTCTCTCGCTGCAATGAGTGCTGGGTTCTCATGCTCGATGGCTGGCAGCAGTCCAAGGGTGTCACTGCGGAGATTGGTATCGCCGTAGAACTCGGCTTGCCGGTGAAGTATGTCAAGCCGCTGGGTGATGGTGATTACGTGGTCACGGACATACTTGCGGGGTGAGCGATGCGTCATCATGGTCACATGCGGGTTCCAACTTCCACCCAACTCGAACTGATTGAAGCAGCCCTCAAGGTTGACCTTGAGTTGGCCGCTCATCTGAAGAAGTGTACCGAATGTTCTGAGGATGTAGAAATTGGCACGTGCCCGGTGGCCGACGAGATGTACTCGCGGGTTAGAACCGCTGCCATCAATCTGAAACGGATTGGATGGCAATCAGGAGTCGAACTGTTATGAGCTACACCGGAGAATTCACGGACAACTGCCCTTACTGCGACTCAGTGTGTGATGCTGATTTCTGTGATGTAGGCGTGGGCATGGTACAGTGTGGCCCATTCCACTGTATGCAGTGCGGAGCCAGCCAGATAGGCCCCTACGATGATACGTTTGACCCGTACCGTACGTTCTGGGCAGAACCTCAGAAGCCGAAAGACCGGGTGCTCACCAAGCGAGAGAGTGAGACTCACTGGTATGAGCCAAACACCCCTCCCGGTTCCTCTGCCAACGTCATCGGTGGTCATATTGTGAGCCATCAGGTGATGAAGAAGATTTACGATTTGAAGTTCACCAACAATCCTCAGTATGAGGATAAAGAGTACGTGAACGAATGGTGGAAAAACATACGTGAAGATAGTCAAGCTACAACACGATAGAGTAAATTTCGTCTACAGCACTGACTGGCATCTCTCCACGAAGCCGCCCGGTCGTAGGCAGGACGATTACCAGTCCTCCATCCTCGCCAAGATAGCATTCATCCGCGACCTTACCTTGAAGCTCAAGGGTGTGGCTCTTTGCGGGGGTGACATATTCCACGTCAAGAACCCTAAGTCCCCCGCCAATGGGTTCAGCCTTCTTTTCCCTCTGTTGCATTTGTTGAGAGAGTTTCCGGTTTACACTGCCATTGGAAATCACGACCTTTCATTCGACAGAATGGATACGATTCCCACCCAACCCATCGGTTTGCTATTTGCAGCTAAAGCTTGCCACAATCTGAACGATGAGCCTGTCCTATTCGTCAACGAGGCAGAGACAGTCAACGTGCTGGTGGAGACGTTCCCCTATGAGCATGGTGCCGAGACTCTTCAGCGGCTCCTCGCCACAGGGCCTCGGCCAGATGGCGTTCAGCATCGCATCGCGATTGTCCACTCGTATGGTGAGCCGGGGAATGGTGGTGGTATGTTTGGTGAAGCGATTGGCTACAACCAGATTGAGCACCTAGACTATGACTTCATGCTGTGGGGACACGACCACTCTCGTCACGAGACGGTTGAAGTCGGAGGAATAACACACGTTAACCTTGGCTCACTCGCTCGTGCTGCATATGATTACGATGAAGTGACGCGACCTGTCGTGGCGACCATTCTGTCTTTCGCTGAAGACGGTATTAGATATAAGGAAAAGGAAATCCCGGTCAGCCCTCTGAACATTGCGTTCAAGACGGCGGACAAGGAAGTCGTTGACGTGGTGAAGTCGGACGAACTGAAAGAGTTCTTCATCGCCATGGACGAGCAGGTTGGGGACATCGAGTCAACCGACCCACGAGAAGTCATCAACGCTCTCTGCCCAGCCGATGAACCGAAGCTGCGTTCCTTGATTACTGAACTATGTGAACTATAATAGAGGTCTTTATTCATGATAGTTTACATGGTTTACAACAGAGTCAACGGGAAGCAGTATGTAGGAAAGACCGTAAAATATGTAGCACGTAGGTGGTCGGAGCATCTAGCTGCGGCTAAACGGGGGAGTAAATACTACCTTCATGCAGCAATACGTAAGTACGGTGTAGGGGCTTTTTTGGTTGTACCCTTATCCCATGGGGCATCCTCTGAAGAAGAGTTAGCCGAACAAGAGAGGTACTTTATCCAAAGGTATCATACTAACGATACAACCCTTGGCTATAATCTCACAGATGGGGGTGAGGGTACCACTGGATTTAGGCATTCAGCAGAAACCAAAGATAAATTGCGTAAGTCCAAACTAGGCGTCCCCTCGTGGAACAAAGGTGTATCTCCTAGTGACGCCACTCGAAAGAAGATAGGGGCTGCACATAAAGGCAACAAATACTGTGTGGGCAGAACGCTGTCAGATGCGACTAAACAAAAAATTTCCATGAAGGCTAGGGGGAGACCCACATCAGACACGTTACGTCAAGTTCGGTCTCAAAATGCTCAGGGGTCAAATAATCCAATGTATGGTCGGAGCCAGAAAGAAACTACCCGTAATTTTATTAGTCAGAAACGTTTAGAACGAGAAAAGACAGACCACACGTCATCTCGCAATATTATTAGGGTCAATCATGTTCGATGGCATACTAATCGGGGTATTGTAAGTAACGACTGTAGCTATTGCGAAGGCGCGGCATGATTCTAGTCAAGACACAACTTGGGCCAAGCACAGTCCATGGGCTGGGGTTGTTCGCTGCTGAATTCATTCCCAAGGGCACGGTCATATGGGAGTTCCGAGAAGGAGTAGACCACCGCATCCCCAAGGAATTGGTGGACGAATTGCCGGAACCGGCACGTTCGACCGTTCGCCACTATTCGGCTTTATGGGGTGGGGGGTTACGTCGTATCGGCGGATGACGCAAGGTACTTCAACCATTCGGATACGCCTAACCTGATGACCCTTGCGGAGCCGGATGTAGACATAGCGGTTCGTGACATCCACCCCGGAGAAGAGTTGTTCGAAAACTATTTTGAATTCGATGAAGACGCAGCAGAAAAATTAGGAGTGTAACGATGATTGTTAGCTGTGATAAATGTGGCGACGTGTTCAACGACGAGTTTGTATCGACAGTGTGCCCTCACAAGGGGATTGGGTACTGTAGGCGATGCGATTGCATCATCTGCGTATGCTACGTAGAGAAAGAGGAAGTGACTAATGATTCTCGCACATAACGTAAAAATCATATACTTGGCAGGTCCTATCAACAGTTGCACCGATGAAGAGTGTAAGGACTGGCGTGCAGCGGCCAAGAAGTATTTCAACCACAACAGTGAAGAGATTGGCCCCATTCGCGTCCTCGACCCTATGCGTCGTGACTATCGTGGGCAGGAGATGAGCCCCCACATCCGCCACCTGATTGTGAAGGGCGACAAGACCGACTACCGTTCCGCCGACATCCTATTGGTCTACTCACCCAAGCCCAGCTACGGCACGGCCATGGAGATGTTCGACGCCTACGAGAATCTGGACAAGTGGGTGGTCGTGGTCAACGCCGACGAATTCCCCTCCCCTTGGCTTGCTGAGCACTGCGATTACCGCGTACCTACGTTCGAGCTTGCGTTTGAGACCATCAAGGGAATCATCAAGGAAATGCAGTGAGCGAACTAGAATACCTCGCGCTCACCCCGGTTTACGAGCTAGTTACGGTTGAAGGGGTCACCTACTATACCACACCGAATGGCAAGAACGATTTCAGTGAGGAGAAGAACGCCCTCATTCGCCTTCATACGCCCCCCAAGGCTGTGGTTGTGAAGCCGAAGGCTCTCCCGGCTCCGGTGGCTGAACCTAATAATAAGAGGAAGAAATCCGCCTCGTAAGAGCAAAACAGATCAGTGCGACGCCGCACATAGGGGTATAACCAGAGGTGTGCAAAGTGCATGTACGCAAATGAAGGGAGAATCACATGCCCCAGCCTATCCACGTCGTCCCTGCCCCTCGTGCTTCCAACGTCATCTATTTTGTTCATACTTCCGGCTTCGCAGCATGGAAGAACCAGCGCAAGGCGGCTATGGACGCCGAAGCTGACAAGGCTCTGATTGAAGAGACCGCCGATGCTCCGCCCCCATTTGAGTTGCCATACTAAAGGGTTGACTCTGGAGTTTCCATACATGTAACATGTTGAGTATGGAAATTTTAAAGGGCTACCCTAACATCTTCTTCACATCAGATTTGCACTTTGACCACCAGTTCATGGTGAAGGGTAAGGTCGATGAGAATGGTGTGCTCCTCCCCGGAGCCACCATTCCCCGACCTATGTTCTCTACTGTGGATGAGATGAATGAAACCATCATTGCTCGGAACAACGAGCGGGTAAGACCCGGTGACCTTGTGTACGACCTTGGTGACTTCGCGGTTAAGACCACTGAAGAGAGAGCGATGGCTTATCGCAAGCGGCTTATTGGTCAGCGGTATCAGTTTGAGGGTAATCACGACCAGATTGCAACTAAGCTTGCCAAGAAGGGGGCGTTCATCTGGTACAGGCAGCTTGAAGAACTCAGCCTCGGGAGCCCTTACTTTGAAGGGGATAAGCGTCAGCTTATTGTTCTTTGCCACTACGCCATGAAAGTGTGGCACAATAGTTTCAGAGGGGCATTCATGCTCTATGGACATTCACATGGAATGCTCCCTGAAGACCACACTCTTTCTTTTGATGTTGGAGTGGATGTTTGGGATTTCTACCCGGTTAGTATCGAAGAAGTCAAGGCAAAGATGGTACGGAAATTGCCAGCGTGGTTGGAGTACCAAGAGACCCTTAAGGGTTTGGGGAGGGTGGAATAGGCTTTCCCGCCCGAACCCACCGTTGAAGTTTGGGACGGGTCATGTTTAGGGCTTGTGCTGCGAGAGAAAGGGAGCCGTATTCCACCCCGTTAATGGTGATAGGGGTGGCACGTGGGTGTTCGTTTCCCGCTTTGAATGAGGTAGTAGTGGGCTTCCCATAAAAGTGATGGCTGTCTCCCTTGGCGTAGGGTCGCTTGGCTATTTTCTTCTTTGCTTTATCCGTGTGAGTTTTACCATAGAAAGGATTTCCGCTTCCTAAGATGCGGGGTCTAGGTCCGCATAGATTAGCCCGATGTTCAGCCGTCTTGGGCTTCCCTTTTAGCGCATCACTTATGTGTTTATTCCACTCCAGCGTTCTACTGGTTGATGTGTTCCCACCGTCCCCACCACAGGTAATGTTGTATCCAAGGGTTTGAGTTTGCTGTTTGGCGATAAGTTCCTTATTTGGGCATTGTCATGGAATGGGAGAGAGTAATGGCTATCATGGCTGACGAAAAAGAGGAAGCACGTATCGCCAAGCTGGAAGCTTTCTACAAAGCTGTAATCGACTTAACCCTTAACCATGACACCCTTAATTCACCGATATGGGGTGGAGAGGAAGAGCACGCTGTAGTATTCCCAAGTAAGCTGGGTGCTGCACTCGAAAAGGTTGACCCGGAGTGGTATCGTAACACCTAAAATCGCTGGTATTAGTGTCTGGAGGATTTGATGTCCCTAGACCAACCTAAACCAGATAACTATTCTATCGCTGTTCAATCCAATGTTGCCACGCAGATTCAACCCCTTCCCATATCAGGTGATATAGATGTTGCCCATGCTGTCACTGCTAACCTGCGTCAGATGGGGTTTAACTCTATCTGCGAGGACATCGAAGCTCGTGTGGCCTTAGGTGAGCAGAAGTATGGAAGCCGCCTGAAAGCGTTCAATGGCCGTGATGTCCTTACCGATTTAGGACAAGAGGTTCTGGACGCAATTAACTATGCCAAACAAGCTGAGATTGAAGGGCGAGATGATGGCTCCCTTTTTCAGTTGGTAGTGGCGGTCGCTGTTTTGGTTGAGGGTAAGTGGAAATTCAAACTGGATGGGTATCAAGAAAATGAACTATGGGACTCTTTATTGAGGTCTATAGATGAGATTATCCAAAGAAAAGCAAGCCGCAGTCGTTGAAGCCTACAGCCAAGGGGCTTCATGTAAGCAGGTAGGTCGGGACTTTAGCATAAGTCCTCAGACAGTATCCAATTTGCTTAAGCGAACCGGCTTATCAGCTAGAGCCGACTTTCGGCTACCAATTCATAATGAAACCGCTTTTAGTTGCATCACCCCCACCTCTGCGTATTGGGCGGGATTTCTTCTTGCAGATGGGTGTATCCACTTCCATTTGGGACGTTACCCAAAGGTGATTCTCGAACTCGGACTTCCATTTGGGACGTTACCCAAAGGTGATTCTCGAACTCGGGATTGAGGACAGGGAACACGTTGAAAAATTTAGAGAATTTCTTCAAGCAGAGGCGGGGGTAAAGGTTAGTCATAAAGGGGCTGCGGCGAGATTTGAAGTTACCAGTCAACGGTTGGTGTCTGACCTGCTATCGTTAGGAATAACTGAACGTAAGAGTCTGACAGCGACTGTCAGCCCCTCACTAGAAAATAATCGGGATTTCTGGCGGGGGGTGATAGACGGTGATGGGTGGCTGGGATACAACTCGGGGAATGGACGACCCCACATTGGTTTGATTGGGACTAGAGCCACAATAGAGTCTTTTCAAGACTTTTGTGGTATAGAGGGTACTGTGGGTACCCAATATAAGATGTCCACAGCAGTCTACTATTCACGCAAAGCAGCTAAAGTAGCTAGGGTACTTTACGCTGAAACCAAATTGTATTTGGATAGAAAGAAAATTTTGGCAGACAGTATTATGGAATATAGGAAGGAACAACTATGACTATGAAAATAGCTGGAAGCTCCACGGTGAACGACCCCTTGTTCGAACCTTGCAACAAGGTTACCTTCGTGCCCAACGCAGACGGCCCGACGCGGGATGAGTTTATCAAGCAGCGGTATGGAGTAGACCCGGACGATGTTATCGCCGTCCCCTTCTCTGAGCTTGAAGGAACTGTACTCACTCAAGTAGACTCCAACTTCACTTATCAAGGCTCCCCCGTGTCCATGGACGTTACTGGCGACGTGCAGACTCTTCGCGTTGAGCCGGAGCCTGTCACCAAACTGGGTGAGCAGTTGGCAACCGAGTTGGACTCCTTCGACTCTCCTACAGCCGCTGACATTTCCACCCCTAGCTCTACCTACATTGTAGGTGCCTACGAGAGTGGAGAACCGGCCAAGATGGTCATCGACTCCGAAGAGAAGATGGAGCAGCTTGAGAAGAAGGCCACTGCATGATTGAACATGGCATCCCCATTCCAGAATCGACTGAAGCGGAACTCCACATCCGCATCCCTGACCTTCTGCAAATGAAGGTCGGGGACTCTACTCTCATTGACGAGAACGAGATAGGTAGAGTTGGTCATATTGAACTGGCCGTATGGGGTATGAAGCGTAACCAGCAGCACAAGCTGGTTCACATGGACAAGGTACTTGACGGTAAGGCACGTATCTGGAGAACGCGGTAACTCATGGGCAATAACTACAGCAAGAAAATCAAAGCTGCTAAGACTACCAAGACACGTGCAACGAAAGAGTCGGCGACGATTCCATGGAAGAGAGAGATGGAGCCCGAGGCTCCTTATCATCCGAGTGCAAAGCTGGCGACTCTAAAGGTCATTCCACGCTCAGTGAACCAGAAGGCATACCTCGATGCCATCGACAAGCATGATATGGTGTTTGGTATTGGACCTGCGGGGACAGGAAAGACGTTCCTCGCCGTCGCCAAGGCGGTGCAGTGGCTGGCGAAGAAGAACAACCGCCTCGTGCTCATCCGCCCTGCGGTTGAAGCGGGTGAGAGTCTCGGCTTCCTCCCCGGCTCCATGCAGGAGAAGGTTGACCCGTATCTCCGCCCCATCTACGATGCTCTTTATGCTCTGATGCCTTCCCCACTGGTGAACAAGTATCTAGAAGATGGCGTCATTGAAGTGGCTGCGGTGGCGTTTCTGCGAGGTCGTACATTGAACAACTGCTTCGTGATTGTAGATGAAGCTCAGAACACCACTCGTGAGCAGATGAAGATGATTTTAACTCGTATGGGTGAGGGCTCCAAGTTTGTCATCAATGGTGACGACACGCAGATTGACATCAGGCCCAAGTTCGACAGCGGCATCATTCATGCCGAGAAGGTACTCGAACGGGTACTCAAGATTCACTTCCAGTATTTCGAGGACGAAGACATTGTTCGTCACCCGCTGGTGAAGGAGATTGTTGAAGCCTACCGGGAGGAAGAGTACGCGGAGGAAGAGAATGACCCCGCGTGAAGAGTACGAAGCAGTATTGAAAGAGTACGACCTTCGACAGGCACGGGAAGAGGCTGAGGTCGAAGCTGAATACTACCGGATGGTCAAGCCGATGCTGGAGCAGTACGTCGGTGCTAAGGTATGTGACGCCACTATCTCTGCCATCACGTCCGATTGCATGAACCTTGCTCGTCACTTGTCGATGAGGTTCAGGGATGAGTACGAAATCCTTCTCGGCTACAACGAGGAAGACCGGTCTATCAATATCGGCTACAGGATCAAGCCTCGCATCTTCGAACCTAATCTTATCCGGGAGCCTTCTGGATTCACTCGGCTGCTTCCTAAGTATGACGACATCACACTCCCGTCATCTTACGACGACCTATATCTAAAGTCACCGGAGCATGAGGAAGAGGAAGAGAGCGAAGAGGAATGACGATGGGGACGGGTAGACCTAAAAAAGAGAGCACAGAACTCACCTTCTCCTTAGAGAAGGAACAGGAGTTGATGCGTGCTCGGATGGCTGAAAAGTTTCCTTCTCCAAATACCGTCTCGTTGAGTGCTCAGTTGAACCATCTTGACGAGGTTCCTAGTAGAATCCCGACACCTGAGCCACTTAAAACTAAGGCGGTGCTCTACGCAAGAGTGTCTACTAAAACACAGAGTCTGGAGAACCAATTACTGGCTCTACGTAAATATGCTGCCCACAAAGGGTTATTGGTGGTAGGAGAATACTCAGACTCTATCCACGGCTCTAATTCCATACGAGAGGGGCTAAACACCCTACTATTAGCTGGTAAATGTGGGGAGTTCGGTAAGGTTTTAGTTACAGCCTACGACCGAGTGGCACGGGATACTAAACTGTTCCTTCACATCGTAGACATCCTCGGGGGGTGGGGAGTGAAACACCATGGAGTCAAATGAAATGAATGTAACATATCAAAGGGTAGCAGACACCTTTTCAGGTGAAATCCACCGGCTCTTCTTATCTGAAGACAGTATGAAGGCGGAGTTCTCCAAACAGTTTTCTCATGTAGAGTTTGACAGAACCATGCACGGTTCTACCCTTCTCTATAAACTCTTTCGTGACTGCTGGTATGCGACCGGCCCTGAGGTCAAGTGTGAGCCTACAGGCTACGACCGGTTGTTCGTCTGTCGCAAGCTCTACCATCTTCTCGATTACAATCTGTTCACTCAGGTTCTCCTCAACCTTCAGTCGTACGCTGGCATGTCTTACTACACTGAGGGTGCCATGAAGGAGATGGACGCTCTCAAGGAGTCGTGGCCGAAGGATGCGAAGCTGAACCCCTTCGAGCCCAAAGTCAAGATGGTGAAGAACGCTACGACCGATGAGGAGAAGCGTTACAACAACCTGCTGAGCACGCTCAAGGGTCTGAAGATTATCTCGCAGTTCACTCCGCAGGTAAGCTTCCGCATCAGCCCCATGGGTTCGACGCCAGCGTTCGCCGACTCTCGCAACATCTCCATGATTGGAATCGGTGGCGACAAGTATCTCAAGACCTTGCCCAACCTCAGCCCCTTCTACATCCACTGGGCACCGGGCACGACGCCGGAGATGGCTAGGTTCAGCCTCACTGGGTTTACAGTGGAGGGTATCGCATACCCATTCATTTCGAAATCGGGGGGTGAGATTCTGCAAGAGGTTCTGTTCGCCCGGAAGATTATGGCGGAGGTCTTCGCTCATCATGACATCACTGCTGAAATGTGTGTGATGGTACCCCGCATGAACTCCGTATTGATTGTTACGGACAAGGAAGGTATTCACTTGAAGGCTGCGTTCGACAAGCTGAAGGTACAGTACCCGATGCTTGAACTCGCAGAGGGAGGTCGTGTATGATAAAGAAACTGAAGTTCTGCATCGGTTATGCGTGGGCTGCTTGCCGTATGACTTGGGACATGTTGAAGACCCTCGGCAAAGGCTAACGAAAGAAATTCAAAATAAGTGTTTACTTTCTCGAACTTCGTAGTATTATGTATAAGAAGTCGCTGCCGGAGCCATCTCTGCACACGCACATGGCCGGGGCAAGACAAAAGGAATTGAAAATGAACCGTCTCTCACACAACACGACCCTCGGACTAAGCTTGTATTACCTGCTTAGCAGCGGCCTCGTGCTGTCCGACAGACCCTCCTAACAAGAGCAAGGTTCAAGGATACACGAAGCCGCCCGAAAGGGTGGCTTTTAGTTTTGGGCAGATGCGTGAGTGGCTAAAACGGGCTGGCTGTAACCCAGCTTCCCTAGTGGATTCGGAGGTTCAAATCCTCCTCTGCCCACCAAAATTGAATACGCAAGTAAGGCGACTATCGGTTGGTCGCACCGGGCTGTAAACTCGTTGCCCTAAAAAGCCGCTGGGGGTTCGACTCCCTCTACTTGCACTTTCGTGACTACCGACCTCTTTAAGTAGAGGTATCTCTTGGAGGTCGGTAGGTTCATGACATTTTTCACAGTGTATCGAACACAGAATCTGGTGAACGGGAGGTACTACTTCGGCGTCCATAAGACCAAAGACCCCTACGATGGGTACCTTGGGTCGGGTAAGATTTTGAAACGCGCAATAATAAAGTACGGTGAGCCAGCGTTCATCAAGAATCTCTGCTTCATCTTTGACAATCCAGAGGAGGCTTTCGCTAAGGAGTTTGAACTAATTGAAACGTACCGGCAAGATTCGCTTTGCTACAACCTGAGACAAGGTGGAAGTGGGGGGTTTGATTGGATAAACCGGGAAGGCAAAGCAGATTATTCAAGGGCAGCGAAAATGTCTCACGGAAGTAAAAGTAAAAGAGACCCCAACCACTATATGAAGATGGTTGAAGGTAGAAGGAAAAAGGGGTACGGAGTTGCCCCCCAGTTCATAGGCATCTGGTCAGGACGTAAGCATACATCTGAAACCAAAGCCAAGATGGCGTTGGCAGCAAGCTTGAGAGTTGGTGAAAAGAACTCGCAACATGGGACTTGTTGGGTAACAGACGGTGTTACAAATATGAAGGTGAAGCAATCAGACCTGTCCACGTACCTTGTGGGTAGTTGGAAACGAGGAAGAGTATAATGCAAGTCGTTCAAACGCTGTTGGTACAAGGGAACGCGCAACAGGTAGCTTGGCTCAACGTAGACCCGCGAGTGAAGAAGGGCTCCGTTGTTACGCTCAAGGACGAACCTGAGAGCGGTCAGTGGGAAGTAGCCGAGCAGTACATGAAGCAGGAAGCTTCGGACATCCAGCGTGGATGGGGCAACGACCTTCCCAAGTCGCAGCGGACTGAGCGGTAATTAGCTTTTCCTGCTGTACGGTTTTTAGCTTTTTACGCCCGGATGGCGAAATTGGTAGACGCGGCAGACTTAGAATCTGTTGTCGCAAGACGTGGGGGTTCGAGTCCCCCTCCGGGCACCAAGTTTGAACTTACTATCGTGAGACGATTGCACGCAGAACCCCGTGTGATTGAGTGAAAGCTGTGGCAGGCGAATTGACGCTAAGGCGATAAGTAACTCAGTCGTTCAAAGTTTTACAAAGTATGCGCGAGTGGTGGAATTGGAAGACACAGCAGACTCAGAATCTGCCGTCCCGAAAGGGCAACTACGAGTTCGACTCTCGTTTCGCGCACCAAAAGTTTAGCAAGGCCGATGTGGTGGAATGGCATACACAGGACACTCAAAGCGTCCCGCGAAAGCATACGAGTTCGACTCTCGTCATCGGCACCAAAGTTTAGTATTGCTCCTATGCTGGAACTGGCATACAGCTCTATTGTACATTGCGGGGCGGTGTGATTCGACCCCCATACGTGAGCCTTTTATCTCTCACGTCACATTTTCCCGAGAACGCAGTATGGCTTGGTAAGCTAGTTCCTAGTTGGCTCAAACAACCGGTACTAGCAAGAGACCTGTTCACATTGAAATAAATTGGCATCCGCATACACTGGCATTCGTGTTTTTGAACTTTCATACCCTAATTGAGGGTGTGATGAGACAATATCGAAACAAGTACAGTAAGGAAAGTCTGGAGCCCATCGTTAGGGACAGCCTATCGGTAGCTGGGGTGATTGATAAACTCGGATTGAAACAGGCTGGGGGTAATCATAGGCACTTAAAGTTACTTTTCAAAAGGTTCGAAATTGATACTTCCCACTTTACAGGAAGTATATGGAACCGGGGGCTCACCGCAGAGACAGACAAACGAGTAAACCGAGGGATTAGACAAAAGTACACAGACGATGAGGCTTTCTGTGAAAATTCACTTCTTGGGAGTTCTCAACTTAAGCGGAGATTACTTAGGATTGGATGGAAGTATTGTTGTTCTCGTTGTGGGATTTCAGACTGGTTAAGTGAAAAGATTGCACTACATCTTGACCATATAAATGGTATCAATGATGACAATCGGCTTTGTAACCTTAGATTTCTTTGCCCAAATTGCCATCAACTAACAGGGACATGGGGTTCGAGAAACGCGGTCGTGGTGAAACGGCATACACACTACCTTGAGGTGGTAGCGGGGGCAACCCCATGAGAGTTCAACTCTCTCCGACCGCACCAAAGTTAAGTATTATACAGGATGAAGCTCCATTGGAGTCAAGTCCTAGTTCGAAATAGATGCAAGGCACGTGAACCAGCGGCTCGACTTCGAACAGCTATGTTGGAAGCGGGGATACCACACAAGTGTGAACGCTGTGGGTGTCCTCCTGAATGGCGAGGCAAGCTGCTCGTACTTCAGATTGACCACATAGACGGCGACACTCTCAATAACGAGCCTGACAATGTTCGCTTCATCTGTCCGAACTGTCACTCGCAGACACTAAACTTCGGAGCCAAGAACCGCAACCGGCTCACTGAAGCAGGGTTCGATGATTTGTATGCTTGGGGAGGTGAGGACTATGAGTAAAAGCATCGTGTGCATTCTCGGCATTAGCACCTATGGTGGATTCGAAGCAAAGGACGCTACGCTGGATAAGCAAGCGGCTCATGAATGGCTGCAAACGGAAACAGCACCGGACACCATGGCTGTCTTCAAGCGGGTTGATTGGAATCTGGTACGGTCAAGCTAGGGCAGACAAAGTAATGCCGGGATGGTGGAATTGGCAGACACATCGGCCTCAAAAGCCGCCGTTCGCAAGGACATGAGGGTTCGACCCCCTCTCCCGGCACCAAACAAATATTTGCAATAAATCTGTCCGAAACCGTGTTCACTCCGGTATACTGTGGCTGGAGGCTTTTGGATGCCAGCGACAGACCCCACCAAACACATCAACGTTACGTTGCCCCATGAGGGCATCGAGTTCCTGACACGGGTACAAGTTTACCTGCGGGACAGGTATGGTCGTGCGGCCAGTAAAGCAGCACGAGCCAACGTCTCCATCGCTTTGAACTCCATCCGCAAGGAACTTGAAACAAAGGAGCCACAGGCATGAGAGTATCCGTCTATCCCATTCTAATCGAAGAAGGCAAGCCACCCGCGTTCAAAGAAATCAAGCTGCCCAAAGGGTCTCGCATCCTCGGTGGGGTTCAAGCGTAAGGAAGGTCTCGGCTACTACTGGTCTCGGAACCGTTGGTGGCGGTTCGGTGTTGACGACTACCCCCCAGCCTACCGGGTGTTGTGCTCGAACTGCAACATGAGCGCGTATCGAGGCAATGGTGTGTGTATTCACCAGCGAGGCAAGAATGAACCTACCAACTGAAATTCGTAGCTTCTCTGATGACTGGAGCTTCCTGTCTAACTTCTACCCGTGCAAGGTGGTGTTGGATGGTGTGGAGTATAGTTCGGTGGAGCACGCATATCAGGCGGCGAAGACGCTGAACCTCAAGGAGCGGGAGAAGTTCCTGTACGCTGGCGTCACAGCCGGTCGTGCGAAGCGGATGGGCGATGCCATCAACAAGTCTGGCAAGCGTCGTGCGGACTGGCTGGAGGTCAACAAGCCTATCATGCTCGACCTGCTCAAGCAGAAATTCTATCCGTCGATTTTACGTCGGAAGCTGCTCTGTACGTTCTCTGCGATTCTGATTGAGGGGAACTACTGGCACGACACGTGGTGGGGCGTGTGTGAAGGCACGTGCAAGGAGCACGGTCCCCATGAACCATATGGGGATAATATCCTAGGTCTGCAACTGATGGAGGTTAGGGCCTACTATGGAACAGGTGAAGGGTGTCTCAACCGTTAGGCTGCTACGCTCCTCCGCGACCTGCGAGGCACAGCGACTGGAGTTCCAGTTCCAAGGGCATTGATTGCGGCTTCCAGTCGGTCTATCTCAACCGCCAGTTCGTTTCGCAGCGTCTTGATGCCTCTGTCTTTCATGCCGGATAAAGCCTCGTGAGAAACGCGGAGGCGAACGATTTCAGCCGTAAGGTTGTCACGCAGGGTATTGATGTCCATCACTACTCCTTTTACAATATCCAGTATACCTAACCATAGGTCAATGTAAAGTAAAATTTACCCCCATGAGAAAACGGGATGGAGCCGGATTCTCATGGGGGTTGGATCGTTCGTTGGTCTACGCCGCTTTAGACTGGGCTGCATTAACTTCCACAGTGGCGACAGCGGCCTTCTGCTTAGCCCAACGGGCCTTCTGCGAAGCAGAGATGCGTGCCCGAAGCTCGGGAGTCATCTCCCGACGGACACGGTGGATACCCTTCTTCTCACCCTTAGCAATCATCGTCCGGGTCGTCTTGCGGTGCTTCACAGGGGCATGGTTGGGGACTTCGCTGGAGTTGGCGAGGGCATCGTAAGCAGCCTGAAGCCTTGCGATGTCGGTTGCGATTTCTGCACGTAACGATTCGATATTCATTGAGGTTTCTCCTGTTTTTCTATACGTTCTCCCTTTTGCGTATGGGTCTGTAACCGAGGGCTGTGGTGTGTTCAACCACACTCCCAGTGACTGTGTAGATACTTGGTGTACCACTAAGGTTGCCCCCTCCCGTTGTTTTTTGAAAAATAGTGTTGCATTTTTCGGACTATCGGGTATTATGTAGATATGAAGTTCACGAGTCCAAACCCGTCGTTCCCACCGTGCCCTACCCTGCACGGGCCTGACCTCTAGCGAGTTCAGCGTCCCGTGCGGCCTCGCCGGGATGTGAATGTGATTTTGATTTGGAGTCTAGCAAGTTCCCCGATAACACGCCCGAACCGTTCTCGCGAAAAGCGTACGGTTCGGCTCTCCTTCAAAAGACCATCCCGGTCACTATTGCTTTCTCGGAGAGTGGCCAAGATGGAAAGGCTCTGGTTTCGGGAACCAGAAATTCGTGAGTTCGAACCTCACCTCTCCGACCAAACTTTTACCCTTCAAAGGAGGATCACTCCTTTATCCAACTCATCATGGTGGTTCTTACACAAGGCGATGAGGTTGCAAGGGTCATTGATTTCACCGACCAACGCAGTTGAAGGGAAAGCTCTGATGGGTTTGATGTGGCAACAGTCCACATGGAAGGTATACCCACATACTTGACACATACGGGCTCTAACCTTGAAGAGAACCCCTCTAGCGTGTTCTCGGATTCGTTCTAATGGGCACGCCTTCTTGGTTCTTAGCGGGAGCAATGACATTGGGATGTAATTACACTCGGGGCATCGAGTGGTAGAACGGTGTCTGTTTACCTTGAAGAAGAGGGTTCCACAAGAAGTACAGTTACGGGGTTTTGGTTTGTTTCGCGGGAATGTCGTTCGTGCCATATTGTACTTGGCACCACACGATTGGTTGCAGAACTTTTTTCTCTTGACTTGTTGAAACTTTGAGCGAGTCATCTCTTCAAGAGGTATCAAGATAGCAGTATCACACTGTAGGCAACGGGTTGGATTTTCATTGTACCCTTCCATTCGTTGCTGGGCTCTTTGTCGGTTCAACACGTTTGCATTTTTACCGGCAGCTTTGATTTGAGCCAATCTGGTTGAGCTTAGTTTGTTTTTCATTTTTCAACTCCCTGTTTACTGATTAGGTAGTTGAAAAATCGGGGTGTAGCTGGAAGGTCAAGCCCGTGTTTTGGGAACACGAGACGAGGTTTCGATTACCTCCACCCCGACCAATTTTGAACTATATCACCGGAAGCAGCGGAGAGATTCGAATCCTATCACCCCGACCAAGTTTGAAGTATGCCAGCGACGACCGCTGAGCCTTTATAGCCCCTATCCGAGGGGTGTTGGGCTCATGTCACGCCGATACCGTGCTCATCATGAGAGGGATACTCTATGAGTGTTGCGACGAACGGTGCCGACGACGCAAGTCCGGGGCAACTTCGGCCCCGCTAAGGGGCCGGACAAGTTTTGAACTTTGGTAGTATTATATTTAGTGGAGCCGGACTGCGGTAGTCCCACAGGACTGTACGACGTGAAGCCCTCCACACATCACACGGTCGTCGTCCGGGGTGTTAGGGGAGAAGTATCATGAATTTTAAGGTGACTCATTGGCATCTCGCTAAGGGACGCGGCGATGGCGATAACACCGAAGTCGTAGTCCGTCTGGAAGAGTCATCGTGGTTCTGGCACTTCGCTGAGTTCATCGGTGAGCACGTATTCTTCACCATCTGCGATTGGTGCCACAAGGTTCCCCTCCCTAAGTTCGTATGCAACTGGGAACGCAACTGGGGCGGTGACAAGGAAGACGGCGTACATAAGCTGGAAGACTGGTATGGTGCCGACCTTGGTTGTCTCTGGCACGTCTACGTAGAGTCCCCCGTCCTTCAGTGGGTGTGGAAGCATAAGTTCATTGAACAGGCCACAGAGTTCCGTATGACCCTTGCCGAGGCCCGTGAAAAGTTCAAAGGCACACAGGCTTACAAGCTGGAGTGGATTGAAGAAGATGTCAAGCGTGACGCTGCATACGCTGCGGAACACCCCGAAGATAACGATTAGTCAGAAATAATGCAAAAATAAGTGTTGCAAAGTTTTCTGACTTTGGTATTATTAGTTGCGGGGTAGAGCAGTCTGGTCAGCTCGTGTGGCTCATAACCACAAGGCCGCAGGTTCAAATCCTGCCCCCGCAACCAATTAGAAGTAAAGTAAGGGTACAATGGCAACTCAGGTTCTTCGCTTCAAGTGCGGCTTCTGCGATAAGGAAATGCGTTCCCAAGGGCAACGCACCAAGCACGCAAAGGTCTGCACCAAATGACCGTGGTAAATTGAAACTACTCTTCCGGGAGTAGGGTGGCTCAAATCCGCCCCATGGTCTATAACGCTGCACTAACAGAAGGACGACCCGATAGACTCACTGTTTTGGCCTGAGGCAGGGCAGAGGGTTGCGGTAAGCCGCGAAAGCGATGGACTCTAACTGTTAGCCCTCAGGATTTTATAAGGAGTGTTCATGGGAAACATCGCTATGTCCTCACTCTTGCCCACTCGGGCAACCTGAGTGAGTCCCTGAGTGAGTCCCTGAGTGAGTCTAAAGGGTCGCCGGTCTACCCGAATAATGACGGCTAAAAATGAAACCACAAGTAAAGCTTACACGTCGTGAACGCCGGAAGTTGAACAAGCCGAAGAACAATGGCTGCAAGTATGTTTGCTTGACTTGCAACACACCATTCACCTTGAGCACTGCAATGGATGAGAAGCACTACTGCTCATCTAAGTGCCAACCGAAGTAAGTTCCCGTTGAATCGGGCTTGGTACTGAAAACCAGCGAAGCAGGGTTGGTCTCTATGGGTGCAGTCTAGCGCATAGAGTTGGGAGAGGTCGTCGCGACGGCCAATCCCACCCCAGAGTTTTGGCGGGATAGAGGAGTTGGTTCCTTGACGGGCTCATAACCCGTAGACGGTCGGTTCGGAGGACATTCGGGAGGCTACTAGTGGCTCCCACCCGGAGGTCTTGTTGGCGAGAAGCCTCCCCCTCCGGTTTATTTTGAGTGGTGCCGTTGGTCGCCTAGCGTCCGACATCCATGGGACAACATGGTATCGAGTCGCCGATGCGATTCGAGGCAACCTGTAGATGACGAAGAAGGTTATCCTGTGGTGTAGCCGGTAGGCGTTACAGGCAAGTCCCTTCGTCGGTATCATCCGGCACAATTTTTGTTGGGGTCTCACTACGAAGAGCGGCGGCGTAAGAGGGTGTGAGGCGAGAACCGAAGCATCGACCGTGCAGCGTACCGGATGAAACAGCCGGACTATAGTGGTGGCTTACAACAGTAATGTTGTCGGTGCGAGTGCTCATCCAAAGCCATGGAACCCCAAACAAAATAATTATTGCAACTGTCTCAGAGTCGTGTATACTACGTGTACGTTCTTGGATGTAAACCAAGGGAGTGGGCTCAGTTTCTTGCATCTGTAAATGCAAGTGGAGGTCGGGGCGGGTTGCCCGGTCAAGTTTCCAGCTTTAGAAGAAAGCTGGTGGTGGAGGGTGTCACGGGAAACCGTGACGCCCCCGTAGTTCAAATCTATCTTAGGAGAACAACGTCCAATGGCAACAATCCTCGAATTCAACGGCTGTCCCAAATGGCGTGTAGTGAAAGAAGGGGAAGCAACCTTCCTGCACTGCCCGACGACCCAGACTCGCATCCCTGTCACTCTTGGCGAACTCCCCGAAGGTGCAAGCTTCGAGGAAGGTGATGAAAACCTCCCGACCGGTACCGAACTCGAAATCGCAGTCACGGTCTAACCGAGAAACGCTTGTAGCTCAGAATTACTCTGCGAGGCGGACGAGGAAGGTACCGACGACTTCGGCTAGACAGAGGAAGCCTAGAGCACCGGGGTTCTAATCCCGGAGGTCGCAGGAGAGGCCCTGCCAAGCGTACCTTTTATGAGGGAATGGATAGACTCTGACTTCTCATCTGACATAAGACCAGTCAGGCAGCGTAACTCAGATGAGGCATCGGCCAGAGGAACGTCCGTGAAATCCCGCACTCCCTCTCCAATTTGTTTGCAACTTTTTCCAACTATCTGCGTCTAAGTAAGAGAACACATCCCCATGAACCCCATCTACCCAACTCCCGGCGCACGATTTACTGAGACCCTCTAAGCGAGGGTGTTTCGTATTTCTGCGGCCTTGTAGCTCAGATGGTAGAGCACTACGCTGAAGACGTAGGTGCCGCGGTCTCGAAAGCCGCCAAGGCCACCAACTTTTTAATTCTTTTCTTCACAGCACTCCCCGACACCCCTAATAGTCTCCCCGTTGCTTCAAATCCAGTAGTGTCCACTTGTGCTTGGAGCAGGGCTAAGCTCGGCCATTCAATCTTGTCTTTATGGTTGAGTTTGGCTGCACAGGACTGGCACCGTTTATACCCGGACGTGATGGTGACTCCACAACTGCACTGATTTGTCGGTCGTGCCCCCATTAGCCTAATAAAGTCTTTTCCATACTTAGCTGTCACATAAGTCAGGGTCGGCTCCATCTCTTTCTTTCCCAGTACAGACAGAACCCCACCAAACTGCGCTATTTTGGCTCGATTGCGGTTGTCCATCCACCCCTTCACTTCGATGTAGGCTCCTGTAGGGAGAATAAAGTCAGGGTAGAACTTGTGTGTCCTGCCTTCGAACGAGTAAGTCAACCCTAGTGTGTTCCGACTGAACCCCACTCCGTGGTCGAGGTTGTAGATGACCCACGCAAGCTCCCATGAAGAATCGCACCAGTAGCCTTTGTACCAGCCCTTCTTGCCCCGACCAGACCCAGCCCTTATCCCTCCGGTGTTAGGGTTCCATCGTTTAGGGCCACCATACTTCGCCTTCCTTTCATCCGGGCTCAGGGTATCAATAAATCTGCGGACAGAAATCGCGACGGCGACTGAGTTCTTTCTCACTCGGTCATCTGTGTCCTTTGTCAGGCCACGGTTCCACGCGGCCCCACAGTGGTTGATAGGGGCTCCCTCGTGGCTGTATCGAATGTGATTCCTCAGGCCAAACTTGTGACAAGATTTCCCGCACTGAGGGCAGTTGATATGTGTATCCATACCATGGACTGCGTAGTCCGAAAATCAAACCAGTGCAAAGACCAGTATTAACTACCATGGCAGACGAAGTAACCCCACCTGAACCAGACTTCATCAGACTAAAGTTCGAGAAGGATAGCCTTCACAAGCTATACCAGACCGGCGTGTCTCGTGAGATAAACCCCAAGCGGTGGGAACGTGTTCGAACTGAGATACGATTCGAAGATGTAGTGTCTGACCTCTCCGGTCATAGCGGCTCCGCCATCCGCTGCCCCTTTCATGGCTCTGACTCCACCCCATCGTTCTGGATATATCGCGGCTCTAATGATGGCTGGTGCTTCGGCTGTCCTCCGAAAGAACAATACTACGACCAAGTACGCTTCGCGGCGAAGTACCTCGACATCAGCCGCCCTCAAGCCCTCCGCTGGCTTGAAAAGAAGTGGGACTTGCCAGCGATGCCTGATGAGCCTGATGAAGAGGACGAGGCTGAAGAAGTACAGCTTCGCTTCGAGGATTTGCAGGAGCCCTTCATACTCCGTGCCATCAAGCAAGTGCGAGAGTTCAAGGATGTTGAACTGGCAGAGGATTACATTCACTACTACTTCAAAGCCGTGGGCAATTTGAAGATGTCGGACATGGCTAAGAAGGAAGGTGAGCCGGAAGACGCTGCCGAGTTTGAAGTGAAGGCTGCTACCACACTAGCTCGGGTGTTAGGCAAAGCGGAAATAGCAAGCATTTTCGCTGTCAAACAATCACGAAGGCAGTAATTACTTACTATGAAGATTCAGACACAAGATGTTAGTACAAGTGAACTAACACAGAAGAGTACCAAGAAACCAAAGAAGGTAAAAGAACCAAAAGACATACGCTACGTGTTCCGCAAGATGCTCAAGGGCATCGACCTGCCCTCACTCAAGCAGCCATGGATGATTCAGAAGGCGTTCCGCCTCATCAACACCCCTGAAGACCTACAGGCTTGGGTTGATACCGTTCTCAACGACACGTCCCGCCACGTTGAACTCAACGGTGTGCTCACTCCTGTTGTCGCCCTCGACACTGAGAACACAGGACTTGATACTCGCATCCTAGTTGACCGCGTGCTGCGTGACGACGGGTCGTGGGAACTCACATACGAAGTCAAGGTTGAGATTGCAGGTATTTGCCTATCCTCCGATGGTATGGATGGCATCTATATCCCCCTCACCCATGAGAAGGAAGACCAAGACCTCCTCATCCCGGCGATCAACCTCGACCGTGCGAAGTGCGCTGAGATTATACAATACCTCTTCGACCGTTGCCACCTTGTCTTCTACAACGCGAAGTACGACCGCGAAGTCATGCGGCTCACCATGGGCATCAATTTCCGCCCGTACCCTCACTTCGAAGACGTACAGGTTCTCGCCTACATCAACGACCCGAAGGCTGACCTTGGCGACAAGGGTAAGTACACGGGCTCGTCAGGTGGTTTAAAGGCCCTGTCGAAGAACGTCCTTGGCCTATCACAGATTGAGCTTGACCAGATTGCCAAGGTGAAGTGCGAATACTGCCCGGTCACCGAGAGCCCGTTCTGCCACTGCACGCCTGAAGAGAAGAAAGTACTAAGTGCGGCTGGTAAGAAGCACTCTCTCAAGAATCAGTATGTACCATTTCCATGGATACCCACTGACATCGCTCTCTGGTACGCCGCTGGTGACGCTATCTGCACGTGGCTGCTATGGAAGAAGATGTATGAGCTTGCACGCAGCCGCAAGACCTCGCACACCATCGACCATGAACTGGTGGAGTCCATCACTTGGACTGAACGTCAGCGTTGGTTTGTTGACACCGACCGTCATGCTCGTACAGTGAGGGGTCACTCCAAGAAGATTGGCGAGATGCGTCAGCAGCTTCGCAAGATGGCTCTGGAGATGGGCTACGAAGAGACCAAGCAAGCTGATGGGTCGGTGATGGAGGATGAGCAGTTCAACCCCGGCTCGTCGCCGCAGCTTCAGACTCTCTTCTTCAAAATCAAGGGCTACTCCGTCACCAAGTTCACCGATGCTGGTAACCCGTCGTGCGATGCTGAAGTGTTGGAAGACTTGTTCAAGGAACATCCAGACGATGACTTCCTGAAGCTGCTCATGCAGTACCGCGACTACATGGCTCTGCACCCCGGCAACCTCCGCTATGACCCCAACGATCATACCGCTCGTATTTATCTCAAACAGAACGTCGTTGCTGGTGGACGCCTTGCTGCTGCTGGTGGAGACTTTGAAGTCGATGGTGGCTTCGGTCTGAACCCGCAGGGCATCAAGAAGGTTGAGTCCTATCTGATGTGGAAGGTGAACGGAAACGTCCTCGACCCTGACCCTGAAGAAATCAACGACGAAGACATCATCGCGTACGAAGAGTCCGACCTGCATAAGTCCTGCTTCAACAAGGACAATAAGAAGGCACCGGGTATCATCAAGAACCACATCGGTAAGTACATGGGCTACGCCATTTGCTTGGTACCCTCATGCACGACCTGTGCGGACAAATATGGCATACTCATCCCGGATACCAAGATGGACGCTAACGAGGTCATCAACCTTCGTGTTCTGTTCCATGCTCCAAAGGGCTGGACGATGTTCTCGGTTGACTACTCGAACATCGAAATGCGTTGCGCTGCAAACGTATCGGGTGAGCCTGAATTCATCAATGAGTTCCTTATCGGCAAGGGCGACTTCCACTCGCTTACTGCAAGCAAGGTCTTCCCTGAATTCACCGACCCCTCTACCTCTAAGGCTGTGCGTAAGAGCCTCCGTGACCTTGCGAAGATTATCAACTTTGCCCTGCTGTACGGCGGCACTGAGTTCACCATCTTCGAAAACATGAAGAAGAAGAAGCCGGACATCACTTGGGAAGAAGCCAAGGACATGGTTTCGAAGTATTGGGCTGGAGTTCCTGTGTTCTGGGAGTTCTGCCAGAGGAAGCAGAGCATCGCCAAGAACGAGATGCTTTGCAAGACGGCCACTGGTCGCATCATCAACTTCTCATCGGCCATGGAGACGCAGCACATCCGCGTCCCGACCGATGATGAGATGTCGAACTACTGGAAGTACCGCGAACTGATGAAGAAGTCAGAAGCGGCCAAGAAAGAAGGCGATGGGGATAAGTCGGGTACCTACCGTGCAATGGCTGACCGTCTGTGGAAAGACCCGGACAGCGGAGTACGCAATGCCATGGACTACAACAAGTTCATGGGCAAGATTCAGCGCGTCTCGGTCAACGTCCCCTTGCAAGGTCTCGCTGGTGACTTCATGCGTATGGCATTGAACCGTATCCGTAAGTGGGTAGAGTCTGACCCTCTGGTGCAGTCCGTGTTCCATCTGCATTGCTCAGTTCACGACGAAATCGACTTCATCGTCAAGAACGAGTACGCCCCGTTCGTCCTGCCTCGCATCACCCGGCTGATGAAGCTGCGTGCCCTGCATGAGAAGATGGGTTGGAAGGTTCCGATTGAAGCAGACGCGGAGTACGGTCGTTCGTGGGACGTTGAGCATCACCTTACCGGAGACGAGGATCACAAGGCCGCTGCGTGGACTGAAATCAAGGGGATGTCAACGTACATCCCAGACAACTGGGACATCGACACGCTCAAGAACCTCATCCGTGCTGTTGGCACTGGTGAAGAAGCACGTATCGAACGGGCGAAGACCTTCCTCAAGGAGAACCTACACCCTCGTGCGTTCAATGCAGCCGGTACCTTCTTCGAAGCGAAGGATGACAGGTCCCGTAAGAAGGCTCTCATCACTGCGCTTCAGTTGGATGAGTTCTGGCGTATCGACAGCATCCCCGATAACGAGAACGACAAGCTGGAGACCCTTGCTCAGTTTGAGGGCCGCAATGGCCTCGGCCCGGATAACCGTGACCCGATGACGCCGGAGTTTGGCTACCTCGGTGCCATCCCTCTGACGGCTAAGGTCAAGCGTCCTACCATCGAGATTCTGGGAGAGCCTGTGGACGTATCGTTGGTAGACGTTATGGTCTCGCCCAGCACCATCACGGTGTCGGTGCCTGAACCTGAACCTGAGGAGCAGCAGCTTACCCTCGACCTGAGTACGGAGCCTGAAGAAGAGGAGTCCGTGGTTGAAGATGAGGAGCCTGAGGTTGAATTAGAACCTGAAGAGGTAGCTGAGTTAGAAAGCCAGTTGGAAGACCGTGAGCCGGGGCCGGGTGAAGTCATCCCGGAAGGTATCAAGGTTGACATCGAACCGGAGCCGGTGGTCGAGCCCCCCAAGGCTATGGCTGCTGCCGCTGGTGCTGCGTCTCCTCCTGTTGAGGATAGCGTCTTCGCTGACATCCCTGTCGCTCGTCCGAAGAAGGTTGTCGAAGTTGTTCATGAGCCTGTTGCAGCACCGCAGCCGACGCTGGAGATTCCTCAGGACGGCAAGCCTACCTACGAGATGGTTGACTTGGACGAACCGAATATCATCCGTCTTCGCTCGATGATGGGCGACGGCCCCAACACCATCCGGGTCATCTACCGGGGGCGTATCAACTACCTCAAGAACAAGGCTCGTAACACTCCTCCCGAAGAGTACGTCGTAGCAGTCCACGGAATTTCACAGGTATCGAAGTCATGATTAGAGCCTATGAAGTAGGTCTTCGCGGCCAAGACCATTGGACAACAGTCCACGCGGCGACCGCAGGTAAGGCAAAGTACAGCTTTTGGATGGATGTCAGGGACTGCCTTGAAGTGAAGTACATCGACGTTGTTAGCCGCGTGGCCGACAGCCTCTTTGTACAAACGGATGAGTTCCAACGTACAGCCAAGTATCGTGGAGTCCCCTTCGCAAGAATCGGGATGAAGGTGATGTTTGTAAGCGATGACAGCGAAGGCATCATCGTTGACAAGAACAGTTCAGCCAACTTCGAAGTGTATTTCACTTCAGGTCAGCACGCTGGTCTCACCCTCGGAGTCCATCCTAACTGGATGATTCGCTACCTTGATGACGCTGGAAATGTCATCAAGGAGTTTACGGATAATGAGTGACACACCGAAGTTTGACTTTGCTATAAACATTCCGGGGGCAGATAGCATTGGGTGCAAGCAATGCCAATCCCCTTTTCATGAAGAGAAGGACTGCCCCCAAACGGAAACCAAGGAGTCGAAGTTCCAGTTCAAGTCTCGTAAAGAGATGGGGATGGAACCCGGCTCCTTGCCGTTTAAGTTCCGTGTAGACATCGACACGTCCAAGGACAGTGAAGTCGAAGTCGTGCGTAAGCGTTCCCTCATGCGGCTCAACTCCCACAAGGTCTACAACCTGATGGGATTCTCCGTCAAGGCCCATGAGAGCCAGAAGGCTACCATCGCGTGGCTCACCCGTCTGTTTGATGAACTGGACATTGACGACCCTGCCATGCAGGAAGAGCGTAAGGCTCTCACTCCTATCATCCAGACTCTCCAGACCGCGTTCCGGGAGATAGGTGAGATTCGCCAGAACAAGATACGTCAGGCTGAGCAGATGGAAGAGTTGGTATCCAAGGCCCGTAGCCGTGCCCGTCTCGTCCGTGAGCGTATCACCAAGAACGATGTCAATCAGCACAAGATGATGGACAACGACTTCTGGGTTCTGCGACTTCCTGACTCTTCTGTAGACGTACCTATTACGGCGGGGGATGTAGACCCCATGGAACTGCTCAAGGAAGCTGGTAAGGCCATTCTCGCAGCGGAAAGGTCAAAGCACCCTGAACCAGAACCAACAGATGAAGACTAAGTTTTGCCAATATCTATGCCCTAAATAGAAGTCCTTGTTGTTTGCAGTCTTGCTGTTTTGTAGTCCCGAAGTGCAACGTAGTGAAAATTTGATGTTCGAGGCATAGTTATATGGCAGAAGATGATAAGAAGGCTTCATCGCGTGAGCGTGGCAGCAACACCCAGATAAAGACCACCGTCCGCAAAGTCGCCAGTGACAAAGCGGGTAAAGAGTATGCTTCCGCTGGTCGTTGGAGCCGCATGAAAAACGGCAGTGACAACGAAATCATTGATGACCACCGGATTCAGGCTATACGTCAGGCCGCTAAAGGTGATGTATCTACTCCCAATGCAGGTTGGGGAATGTATGAGCGAGTCAAGACAGGTGCCCTATTCTCTGACGGCTCTCTCGGCTATGCCGACATCCAAGATTCTAACAACATAGGTTACTACAGCTACGAGTTCCCGGTTGATGCCCTTGAGCTACCCTCATCGCGTCCCGAAGAACTCCGCTTTTATCGTCTTGCGTACGACCGTGACCCAATCGTAGGCCGTGCTATCGACATGCACACCGAACTCCCGCTCTCCAAGATGGTGTTGGAGAAGCCGAAGTGTTCGAGTCAGGAATATGCTGACTACATCTACGACTACTACACGGGTCTGGTGAACAACACCAAGTTGTTCCAAGTCCTCATCGACGCTGTGCGTGAATACTGGACGATTGGTGAAGCCTTCCTCTTCGTTGAAGAGTACGGTGACGCCATTGAACCCTGCCCTGCTGCCAAGAAGCAGTTGAAGAAGCGTGGTCGTGGCGGTCAAGGCTCCGACCCAACCAAGGAATCCCAGAACGGACCTCTTGGTGGAACCTCTGGTCAGATTCTGGACTTCCTCTCGCCGGAGAAGACCTCATCATGGGCTAAGAAGCGTTCGGCTGACATCGCTGCTTTCAAGAAGGCTGGTCTAGCTTTCAGCACAAGCGATTCACTCGATGTGGTGAAGCAGGAAATCCTTATCAAGAAGGCCGCTCTCAACACGGGCATCATCAAGCTTGCTAAAGAACTCTCCCGCTCCACTGCTGACGACACGTACCCCCTCTCTATCACAGCGGCTCCCGGCGACCCGCCTCCGACCCCGGCTGGGGGTGACGCTCCTCCGGCTGATGCTGGTGGTGACCCCAGTGCGGCTCCTGCTGAAGGCGACCCGATGGGTGACGCCGGTCTCGAAGGAGTGGACGGTGCCGGTGGTGAAGACCTCGGCGGCGGACTTGAAGGTGGAGACCTCGGCGGTGGCGGAATGCCGATGCCGGGTGGTGGAGGAGGCGGTGGTAGCTTTGGTGGTCCCAGTACCCCTGCTGGATCAGCGGATGGCGTACGTGAAGCCATAGGTATGGGTGCATCCATCTCAGCCCAACGCGAAATCATGGAGATGAAGCACTATCTCCGCTTGCTCGAAAAGAAGAAGCAGTTGCTCGAAGAACTGCAAGAGATTCGCCAGAAGAAAAAGGAAGAGCTTGAACTATTTGAGCACGTTGTGAACCCTGACTACGAGGGCTTCGACCGCGTGCAGATTCTCCAGCCCGAACAGGTTGAAATGGCAGCGGATGGTTTGATGGGCGACGAGCCCACCATCTACTACAAACCACCGGAGAAGCAGAAGGAAGCTTACATGGAAGACTCCGACGTTGCTCCTGAAGTTAAGGACACGCTCCAGTCTGACGGTAAGATTGCCCTCAACCAAGACCCGTTCAAGGGAAGCTACGTCATTCATTTCGCTCGTAAGAAGAGCGGCTACGAACTTCATGGCCGTTCCATTCTTCAGCGTGTCATTCGTACCGTCATCTATCGTGAGAAGCTGCGTCAGGTTCAGAGCACGCTTGCTTCACGTAACATGACGCCGAAGACGCTGGTCATCGCCCCAGACATCCCACCGTCCGAAGTCATGGCTCTGCGTGCCCACATTGACGAAGCTAAGAGCGACCCGGACTATTCAGTCGTTCTCAACTACGAAGCCCGTTGGGATGAAATTGGTTCCGAAGGTCGTCTCCTCTCGCTCGATGCTGAGTGGCAGCACACCAACTCGGACTTGTCCATCGGTCTCGGCCTGTCCCCAGAACTCCTCATCGGTGAAGGCATGTACAGCGGTAATAGGGTCCAGATGCAACTGATGGAAGTGTCATATACCCAGTTTCGTGACGTTTTGACTGGTATTATTGAAGATCAAATCTTTCGCCCCGTAGCAATGAAGAAGGGCTTCTATGAGATGGACAAATATGGGAGACCACGTTG